TAATTGTACGAGAACACCTAAGCCGATTATATGTAATAGTACATCTTTTAAACCAGATACACTATCTATAATCATTTTGATTGTGTCTTTCATTTTAGTTTCCCCCTTTAAATGAACAAAAATCGGTGTTTTTCCGATTTCGTATAATAACTATATAGTAAAATCAAAAAAATAAACCAATATATAAATATATATTCCTATTTTTCAATTAAGTTATATTTATTGTTAGGTAAAATTTATGGCAAAAGATTACGAAATATTCAAGGGTAAAACCCTATCAGATGTCTTTAAGGACATATATGATAATTCTCACACCAATAAAAAACAATTAGAAGTATTGATGAAAGAGGTTGTGGGATTTATTAAGGACGGAGATACAGCCGTTCAGATTATCCCTATGCTAAAAGAGTATTTAGAAATCAATGTTAAGAACGATGAACAACTTGTCAAGTTAGCAACAATCGTTCAAAGAATTACAGCAGCAGAAAATAGAGTATCAGATTCAGGAGATGAGTTAGGTTTAACAGACCAAGAAAAACAACAACTTATGGATGCTATCGAAAATGATGTTCAAGAGTTACAAATCAAAAAAGACGAAATAGACAATTCTATCAGTAAGGAAAATTAATGTTGAAATTTGAACCCGTAGAGGTTTTAGATGTTTTGACTGATGTCAATGATTCTAACGCTACAGCAGTTAGTGGTAGGTATGTTGTATCACAACAGAATAGTCCGATAGAACAAACATTTTTATTTTATCCACTTGACCCTAATAACTTACAAATACCAGTTAGGGGTGAAGTAATATTGGGAACAGAGTTCTTAGGTAAATATTATTATATGTCTAAGTTGAATATACAGAACTCACCAATAGCAAATACTAAACCGAACATTAGTTCTTATGCTTCTAAACCAGTTGAGAACTTTCAACTCGGAAAATATTTTACAGAAAACTCTACTGGTGCAAAAAAGTTAGTCAGTAGAGAAGGTGATACAATAATACAAGGTAGATTTGGAAACTCTATTCGTTTGGGTAGTAATCAATCACAAGATTTTTTTAACGGCACAACAAATGAAGAAGACAAAAAATATATTGATTCACCAAGTGTTAAGATTGTTTCGGGAATCGATAGAACAGAATTAAATGACGATGACTTTTATTATCAAGAAGATTTAAATACTGAAAAAAGTTCTATTTATTTAACAACCAATGAAGAATTAACATTTGGCTTTGGTAATAAAGAAGTATTTAGTTCAGACGATAAACCACAGATTACAATTCAATCAAATAGAATTGTGTTTCACGGAAGAGAAGAATTTAATGTATATTCACCGAGTATCAATTTAGGTGATGATGAAAATTTAGAACCAGGTGTTCTTGGTAATTCGTTAAAAAAATTATTAGAAGATATTTTAGATGTAATTGAAAATACTAACATTGGTGCTGGACAAACAACACTACCAACACCATTTGCAGGTAAACTAAAAAATTTAATTAACGATAGTATTTTAAGCAATATAGTAAAGTTGAAATAGGAGTACAAATGAAGAAAAATGACTTAATAAAAATAATCGAATTAGTTGTCCGTAAAGAGGTCAAAAAACAACTGAGTGAGATATTTATTAATGACAAAGAGGAAATCAAATTAGCAGAAACGATTTCTAAACCTAAACCAAAAGTCAAACAAAAACCAAAAAAACAATACACATCAAACCCAGCGTTAAACGAGGTATTGAACCAAACTAAACCATTGGGTTCATCAGGACAAACAGATGAGTATCCAACATTAGGTGGTGGTGTATTGGGTTCTGACAATATGGCAGATGTATTGGGATACGGAGATTTAGGTATGGGTGGAAACAAAGAAAGAAAACGAGAAATGGGAGCAGTTCAAACTATTAAGAAAGCAGGAGTTTCAGTAGACCAAGTTCCAGAAGATGTTCAAAATGCATTAACTCGTGATTACTCTGGATTGATGAAAGCAATAAACAATAAGAAAAAAGGTGATAATGGATTTAGACCATAATGGCAAATGTTAGAGAAATAGATAGAGATAACGACATTTATGTTGGTATAGAATTTCCATTGGATTATAGTCAAGAAGGTTTTTTTCGTAAAACAAAAACCATTAGACAACAAGTAAAATCTAATATCAGAAATTTACTATTGACTGAAAGGGGTGAAAGAGTTTTTCAACCGAACTTCGGTTCTAATTTGAAAAGTCTTTTGTTCGAACAAATAACACCAACCCTTTTAGAAAATGTAGAAAATGATATTAGAGAATCGTTATCTACTTGGTTACCTTATGTTAATGTAAATAATTTAGTTGTAGTACAAGATGATAGAAATTTAAATCAAGTATTAGTTTCATTAGAATATTCTACAACACTTGAACCAGACTCTCTGGATACAATTACATTTACCTTTGAAGTAGGAGAATAAAATGGCGGTTGATTACAACACAAATAAAAAAGTAGTTAAAAAAGAAGTGAGTTATCTCGGTAGAGATTTCTCATCTATTAGACAAAACCTTATTGAGTTTGCGAAAACTTATTTCCCAAATCAATACAACGACTTTAATGAATCATCACCAGGTATGATGTTTATAGAAATGGCATCTTATGTTGGAGATGTATTGAATTATTATGTTGACAATCAATATAGAGAAACTTTGTTGAACTACGCAGAAGAAAAGAAAAATGTTTATAATATTGCACAATCATATGGATACAAACCAAAAACAGCAGTTCCAGCATCAGTAGAATTAGAAGTTACTCAAGTCGTACCTGCTAAGGAAAGTGCAACTGATGAAGCAGATTTAGATTACGCAGGTGTGGTTTCGACCAACGGAATAGTATCATCAGATACTGGTGTGGACTTTACTTTATTAGACCAAGTTGATTTTAGAGTATCGAGTTCACTCGACCCATTAGATATTGAATTGATTCAACCACCAGGGGCTACCCCAGAACAATATTTGTTAAAGAAAAAAGTATTGGCAAAATCAGGAACAACAACTTCACAAACCTTTACATTTAATTCTGCGAAAAAGTTTGACAAGATTACATTAGGTAATACAGGTGTTAATGAAATTATATCAATAGTTGATTCCAATGGAAACACTTGGTATGAAGTTCCTTTCTTGGCACAAGATACAGTTTTTGAAACAACAGAAAACACTTCATTAAACGACCCAACATATTCTCAATATCAAAACGATACACCTTATATGTTGAGGTTGATTAAATCATCAAGAAGATTTATCACACGAGTAACAGAAGATGACAGAACAGAAATTAGATTCGGAGCAGGTATTAGTGATAATCCAGACGAAGTAATTATTCCTAATCCAGACAATGTTGGTTCAGCGTTAGGATTTGGTGTTTCTAAATTAGATGAGTCTTTTGACCCAAGTAATTTTATGAAAACAAAAACTTATGGATTGGCACCAGCCAACACAACACTTACCGTAACTTATCGTTATGGTGGAGCAGTTGAACACAATGTCAGGACAAACTCAATCACATCAGGTAAGAACATTACCTTTACAATTGATAGTGGTAATTTAGACTCTACAAAAGTTCAAACAGCAGAAGATAGTTTATCTTTTAATAATGTTTTACCTGCAACGGGTGGGGCATCAAAAGAAACTCTAACAGAAATAAAACAAAATGCATTAGCACATTTAAACACACAGAACCGAGCAGTAACCAGACAAGATTACATTACTCGTGTTTATTCTTTACCACAAAAATTTGGGAACATAGCAAAAGTACATATTGTTCAAGACGAACAAAACGAAACCAATGTTGACGGAGAAACAAACATCATACCGAATCCATTGGCAATGAATATGTATTTGTTAGGTTATGATGAAAATAGAAAATTAGCATCAGTAAATGATGCCGTAAAACAAAATTTAAAAATGTATTTATCACAATACAGAATATTAACCGACGCAATCAATTTAAAAAATGCTTATGTAGTGAACATTGGTGTTAGGTTTGCAATCATTACACAACGAGGATACAATAAAAGTCAAGTGTTGTTTAATTGTGTTCAAGCAGTTAAAAAACATTTTGATGTATCGAAATGGCAAATTAATCAACCAATCGTATTGAGTGATATTGCTTATCAAATATCATTAGTTGACGGAGTAGGTAGTGTGGTTCCGCCAAGAACTAACAATCCAGACAATCAACTAATCGTTATTGAAAACAAAGCAACTATATCACAAGGATATAGTGGTAATGTTTATGATATTAAACAAGCAACACGAAATGGTGTTGTGTATCCTTCACTTGACCCAAGTATTTTTGAAGTCAAATATCCTAATCAAGATATATTAGGAAACGTAGTAGGAGACATTTAATGCATTATTTTATATTCGGAGATAAAGACTCAACAATATATTCAGGTGGAACAACATCATCTATCAATACTGGTGCTGATGAAATACTTGAAGTAAACAAGGTTGTTGCAGAAAATGGTTCAGTCCAAAACATTTCAAGAGCATTAATACAATTTGATTACACAGATATTTCGTCATCTATTCAAGACGGAAAGATTCCTTCTACGGCAAAGTATTATTTAAATTTATATGACGCTGGTTCATCAGAATTATTAAGAAATCAAAATTTATTCGCATATATGGTGAGTGGTAGCGATTGGACTGAGGGTAATGGTAAACTTGACCACGACCCAGTAACGACTGACGGAGTAAGTTATCAATATAGAAACCACGATGAACAAACACCTTGGGTAACTGGTTCAGTTTTGACTGACGGAGGTTCTTGGTGGACAGGAAGTCAAGGTGGACAATATTCAGTTAGTTCATCATTTAGTATGACCAAAGCAACACAAGATGTCAGAATAGATGTTACGGACTTAGTCAAGAATCATATTTATTCTTCATCATTATTTCCTAATAGAGGATTTATAATTAAAAGAGAATCATTGTACACAGGTTCAAGAGATTTCTCATACAATCCAGGTAGCGATACAACAAAAGATGAAAGTAGTTCAACAAGATTAGGAAACTTAAAATTCTTTTCTACCGATACACACACAATCTATCCACCTAAGTTGGAAGTTCAATGGGACGATAGTTCTTGGGCAACAGGAAGTTTATCAGGACTAAGTTCTTCAGACTTGGAAAGATTAAAAGTTTATTTTAAAAATTTAAGACAAGAATACAAAGAGGGTTCAATCGTGAAGTTTAGAGTTGTGGGTAGAGAACTTTATCCAACAACCGCATTCTCAACCACACCATCAGAACTTACTGTAAAATATTTACCAAGTGGTTCAATATATTATTCAGTAAGAGATGCCGAAACCGAAGAAGTGATAGTTCCATTTGGAACAGGTTCAAAAATAAGTTGTGATAGTTCAGGTAATTATTTTAACTTATGGATGAACGGATTACAAGCAGAAAGAAATTATCGTTTCTTGGTTAAGGTTGTTAGTGGTAGTGGAACAACAGATGAACAAGTAAACTTCTACGATGACAATTATGAATTTAGAGTAGTGAGGTAAATCAATGCCATATAAATCAACAGACGCAGCAGTTGAGAGTTCACCATATTATGGTCAATATAGACAACTCGAACTTGAAAGAAAACGACAAAACATTTTAAAACAAAAAACGGATTATGAAGCAAATCCAAAATTCAACGAAACAATAACTCGTGATAATCGTGGATTTATTTTATCATTTGAAAATCCACTTGCTTTCGGTAAAAGAGAATCGGAAGAACAAGAAAATTTTGAATTGGTAACAATTGAATTAAAATCAAGAATCTTTTTACCAAGATATCAAAACAAAATTGATAACGAATTTAAATCATTTTAATTATGGCAGATTACGGATTAACAACTAAACAAAAAAGCAGATACTTTTCTTTAGAACAAAGAAGAACTGGATATGGTGAATTAGTTCAGGACTTTATGGGTAAAAGAGATTATGTTCATTTATTTGTTTTTGACTTAAATGATGTATCTATTGGTGATAGAGTAATACCATTATCTGAACTTACTAATCAAAACACACCAGACATAGATGATACTTTAAAGTTAAACATCGGTCAACATCTTAGAGATTATTTCGAATTATTTGACGGAGATTATAAAGTTAGATATAAATTTTTAAGAAGAGTTAGTGGTAATTCTGAAACGAATTTTATTTACGATGCTACTGGTGGTATTTATACTGGTCAGTTCGTAATTGAAAATGGACTAATTTATAAAGTTGATGAAGAGGGAAATAAACTTGATGATGGTTCTGAATTAAGTTCACAAAGCTTTTCTTTTCAAATAACAGAGAACAATACTTCAAGAGATGAAGTTTTAATCGAAGGTAATCCACAACTCGGTAATGATTTGGGAGAAGCATTAAGAAGTGATTTACTTAAACTTAATGCAGAATTTGTTTACAATCCACTTCGTGTTATTCAGTCAACGGAACCAAGAATAAAGTTCCAAGAAGATAAATTTGAAAATCAAAGTTTTGTTTTAACAATACCAGAAAACGATACCAATGGTTTTACAAAATCAATGGAAGGTGATACAATTGTTTTTGAAAACTTTTTTAGAGCATTGATTCCAACTCATTATAAGGGGAAATTTTTAATAGATACAAAAACACGTTCAGTTGGTGGTTCGGCACCTACGACAAGTTGGAAAAATTTATTAGTTCCAGGTAGTATTGATGAAAATGTATTTATCCCAACAGATGATTATATTGTTGGTGCAAATCCTAAAACAATACCTTTTATGCAAAATACACCAAGTGCATTTGTTTCTAATCAAGTAACACCCGACATATCAAACAATCAAGGATATTTTAGAAAAGATATAATAAAAAATTTAAACATTGGTAGTCTTGATATTATACCAGCAAGTATTTGGCAAACCACCGACACCGGCCCAAAGGACGGAGCGTTTAGTAAACAAGTTTCCGGTTTAGATGATTATGAACTACAAGGAACTTTTCCATACCGATATAGTAAAACAAACGATACTGATAATATTGATATCGGAGGTTTGTTAAATGTTAATGAAGAATATACTTCTGACAACTCTACAAATGTTTATATTGATTGGACTACTGAAGTAATAGATGTAATTAATAAAAACACTATACGAGTAAACGCAAATTTAAAAGAACTTTATTATCAATTAAGAGAATTAGGATTTAAAGTTAATCAAATAGGAAACTTAGAATATAGATTTCCAAAACAAATTGAACAATTAGCTTATGATGAAATGTTTTCTGAAAACTTTTATATATTGGAACAACTAAACAATATATCGGATTACAAAACTTATTTAAAAACAAACGATAATGACTTTTATTTAATCACTAATGTTAAACCATTTTCTGATACTGGATATTATTTAAAACTACAACAACCATTAGAATCACGAGTAATTGAAGACAACCAATCAGTTACAATCGTTGAAGAAGTTTTATTTGATTACAATGATAATATAAGTTTGATTCCAAAACAAACTATCAATGATACATTTTTATTACCGGCAAATTTTGACGGAGTGGAAAATGAAATTACTTCTCAACCAACGGACTTTCAAAGTCACGATACATTGTTAGGAAGTAATGATGAACAAAATAGAAAACTTGAAAGACTATTGATATCAGGTAGTTTGTTAGATGTAAAACCAAATATTGATTATCAAAAAACCACAACAGATTTAACCACAGAACTTGATGATACTGGGTTCGGAAACTTCGTTCACTTTTCATCAGCAGAAAGAAGAATTAAAAACTTTAGAACGAAATTAGAATTGATTGAAGGATACACTGCAGAAAGTTCTTCTTTAACAAGTGTAACAAGTGCAACACCTAAAATTAGAAGAGTTGAAAAGAAAAGACAACGAGTAATAGATTCGTTTACACCTTATGAAGACTTTTTATATTTTGAAAGTTCATCTTATTCAAGTGGGTCTAATGGACAATTCCACGACACATCTTGGCCAAAAACAAATTCATCAACACCATATACATTGTCGTTATCAACTTCTACCGAAGGTATAAATTGGTACAACAATATGATTTCAAGTGCGTCATCATATGACTACAACAATCAAAACTCTTTACGAAACACATTACCAGAACATATCAATCAAGATGTATCCAATAATGTATTCTTAGAATTTATGGATATGGTTGGAGAACAATTTGATGAAACTTGGACTTATGTAAAATCACTTAGTGATATCAATGTAAGAGTTAATAATGTTTCGGAGGGTATATCAAAAGATGTATCTAAATATTATGCCGAGGCACTTGGTGTTAAATTATTTGACGGAAATTCTTTAACAGATTTATCTGAATATTTACTCGGACAAGAAACAGACGGAACAAGTAAAAACGAATCATCAGGTGAAGCATTAACAGAAGAAATATGGAAACGAGTATTGGCAAACTTACCTTTCTTTATTAAGTCAAAAGGAACTGAAAGAGCATTAAAAGGAATTTTAAATTGTTACGGAATACCGAGTTCAGTATTGAGAGTTCGTGAGTTTGGTGGACCAGATAAAGGAACAAGGGTAAGTTATGAAATTAAAAGAAAGTTTACCTATGCATTAGATTTTAAGGGTTCACAATACATACAAGTTCCTTGGAAAATTGACACTAATAGTATGGTTCCACAAACAATAGAATTTAGATTTAGAACACCATACAAATCAGAACAAGTTGTATATAAAAAAGGTACTGATTTTGCATTAAAACTTATCAATAGTGGTTCAACTAATTATGGATATGTTAGATTTGCGGTTAG